TCATTAGTTGCATCGGTATAATCTATAGAGAAGAATTCCTCACTACCAGGCCGCTGAATTGTTTCATTAAGAAACTCCTCAGAAACAGGTTTTCCTGTTAAAGCAAAACAACGGTAACGTTGGATTGTCTTCAGCAGAAAGACCTGTAAAGGCTTAAGGGCAGTATAAAGGAAGGGAGGACCTTGTGTTATAACACGGACCTTCAGAGACTCTGCTAAGCCTAACGGCTTAACAACACTCTCCTCCTCTTTAGCACGATCTACTATTCGACGCATAAGCTGAGCAAAAGAAGCGCTCAAAGGCTTATAATCGAATACAGTAACAGAATCATAATTCCGAACACCTTTTGTGTCTGTGAACGAAGAAAGACGATCAGTAAACGAACATAAGAGTTCCTTAGACTTCAAGCCTGCCAAAAGGGCAGGATCCTCTATAATTGTACCAACACAACCACCCAAAGAGCGGGTATTAGTATAATTAGAAGAAGTTGAAGGAAGAAAAGGCTCTAAAAGTTCGAACCCTTGAAAAACTTGATTACGGAATAAATCCGCAACAATTCTTTTCAAGAAAGTAGTAAAACCAGAACGTGTAACAGAAATGCAGCCCGAGCTAACAAGCTCAGGCACATAAAATTCTGGAGCCGAGATAACCGGGACAAAGCCCGGAGAACTAACGAGTTGAGGCAACTCAGTAACGTTGGTTAACTTCTTAAAGGTCTCATCCTCAGCATCTCTACACATGGAGATGGGAGGTCGAGGCATACCTTTCTTGGCCATAAGTATCGTTGTAAGATACGAAAGCCACAAAGGACCTTTAGAAAGAACTCGGAGAGTCCATCGGTAACCACGACCTGACAAAACAATGCCAGGATGGTCTAAACCGATAGGGATACTACTTTTTGGAAGCTCTTGTTTCATATGGTATGAGAAAAAGGCAGAAGTTTTATATTTTGCCAATTTCAACCAATTACCAAAATATGGAAGAAGGGAAATCCAATGATCATAAGTCTTTTTTCGTGACATTCCATGCTCGTTCAGACCGAACAGGCGTGAGATATCATAAATCACATCGACACATTGACGAATGTAATCCCCATTACTGGGGGAAGCGATAACGTTGTTGTCACTATCATTAGCGGAGTCATG